GCATACTGCCGAAGGGGTGTTCTGACTCCTGCCATGATTGGTGTTGGGATGTTGATTCTGTGTTTGGAGATGGCATCGTAATACTTTTTAACGTAATCTAGTCTTGTTTCTTGTGGATATTTAGAGAAAATTGTGGCAGCAATTAACAAATACATGAACTGTGGTGTCTCATACAACTCATTACTACTCCGATCTTGAACAAGATATTTGTCTACAATCTGTCTTAAACCTGCATAGGTAAACAAATAATCACGATCATGATCTATAAATGATTGTAATTTATCAAATTCTTCATCAGTATAAGAGTCTATTATATCTGAGTCATATATTCCCTTATAAACACATTTGGCAACATGATCTTTAAGATTAGGAAGTTCATGTATTCTACCATACAAATTTTTTCTCAGAGCAAATAGAAGTAGTCTAGCAGCAACAAACTGGTAGTTTGGATGATCCAAATCAATTAAATCACTTGCAGAACGAATTAGTATCTCCTGTATCTCTGCGGTGCTTATACCGTCATAGAATTGGATTCCCGACTGAATCTCCACTTGACTCGCAGAGACTCCTGCAAGACCCTTACATGCCTCTTCTACCATTAGATGCATCTTTTCTAAGTCCAATGGTTGCATTGAACCATCTCTTTTTACAACTTTAGTTCCGTTGCTCATATTTTTTTCCAGTTGTTAAATTTAATTTTTGCTTTTAATCCTGAATATGTGTTGGATTCTAACACACTCTTCACATCATGTCCACTTAATGTCATATCGTTAACATCTTTTTCTTCGATGTTTGATGGCCAGATAACTATCTGATCTCCTCGATTAATGGTCTTGTAGATTCTTTCAACGATTTCTCTGTTACGAGGTTCGTTATCAAAAACCCAAATATAATTGCACCAACCAAACGTCCGAACATCAAGATCGGAACCGCACATAGCAACCGAGTTCTCCACGAGGGTGGAGTCGAACGGTCCTTCGAGGATGTAAATGGGTTTTTCAGTTTTGACTTTATCCAGTCCATAAATTTTTGGTGCTTCTTCATTAATCATCACGGTAATGTATTTAACAGAGTTAGGAACCAAGCTTCTTCCTTGAAATCCTATCAAATTATTATCAATATCGTATAGTGGAATTACAATCCTGCTCTCATCCCTAGTGATATTGTCAAATGTTTGTTTATGTGTATTCGTCCACTGTTTAAATTTATTTGTAAAGAAAAATTTAGTTGGATCTAATTTTCTCCTTTCAAGATATTCCCTTGCAATCGGAACCTCTGATGCCTTCGGTAAGTCTAACTTTTTTCTAAATACTGGTTTCTTAAAGTCAAACTTTGGTTCTGGTATTATAGAACCTCTACCAACATTTCTCTCCTTGAACTTCTCCATAACATATTGCTTATGAAGTGTTGGATCAATTGTTTTTAAGAAATTATTAAAGGTGGTCGATGCTCCACAGTTATGGCACTTGAAGTTCATATCTGCCTTTAATGGATAGATATAACCTCTTGCCTTGTTTTTATGCTTCTGAGAATCACCACAGATCGGACAACGGAAGTTATAAAGATCTGCTTTGACTCTCTTAAACTTCTGCAATCTTGATGATATTAAACCAATGTATTTCGAATCAACAATATCCATTACTCACCAAACTTATGTATGACTGGTTTTTCTCTTGTAAGTGCATTATAAAGATCTATATTAGTTGCACATGATACTGGATAAAACTCTGCACTTGGGTCAAACCCATCATAACGCTTTGCTTGATTTATGACAATAGATCCATTCTCTCCTGACACAGACCGATGAAACGTGCCACGAGGTATGAATAATGCTCCGTTATGAACATTTAGATTTACAATATGATATGGATACTTCCACTTATAATTAACTAACTCAAATGTTCTTTCTCCTGATACAACTCTGTTGTAATCATCTTGGAAACTATGAATATAAAATTGCTTTGCCCCCACACTATCGTTAGGTGGAGACATCGCAGGACCATTATGAACTACTAAATCAGATGCATTTGATTCCTCAACTGATATGTCATAGAATATTACGTCCTCCGTTTCACGAAAGACACGATGTTTTTTATATTGAACGTCACTCATTACAAGTAATTACTTTACTTGCATTATACTTGATTGTGGTGAAACTGTCAATCCTTTTACAAATCTCTGACCAATTGGAGACACTACGAAACTAATTATAGTCAAAGAACCTGCGATTGTCCACATCTTTTTCTCAATTACTCTTAAACGATTATCTACAAGTTTAATATCTCTCTCACATCCTTTCTTAATATCATTAGCATGACGATCTAATTTTACATCCACCTGCTCTATCTTCTCAAATAAGACTGCATCAATACGATCTTGTTTATCTAACTTCTCATTATGAACAGCAAGAAGTTGCCCCATCTTTACAGAGTTCTCCTGCAGAGATTGAACAACTTTCTCCAGTCTTTCTAGTATTGCAGCATTAACGTTATTATTGTCGTCCACTTCTAGGTGTTTATACTTCCAATATATTTATTATTTCTTGTTAGCTAACCACATTTTTCTTGATCCATGACCACCATAGATGTATCTTTTCTTCTGTTTTACAGGAGGACTATCAGGTGGTAGACCTGCAATGTTACCACTACTCGCATTGTTAGCTGGTATTCCACCTACACCCATTTCTTCTTTTGTAATTAATGGATTTTTCTTAGGGTTAACTAATTTTTTACCATCATTTACTATCTTATCCTCTTTTAATGATCTAAATGCATCTATAACTCTTTGTAACTTTTCTTTCATAAAATCTCTTCTACCAAATCTTTGTTCATCTACAAGTTCATCATACTCCTTAGATGCAGATACCATGTCATCAATATCTTTCTCAGATAATTTTTCCACAGGATAAACATTTGAAAACCGATACATCGCAAGACCAGACTCGTCAGGTGTCTGAAAATCCTGTGATAATAAATCATCAGTCACACCAAACAATCTTTTATCATATCCAGCCACAGGTCCTGTGCCAGCAGCATTAGTAAATCCATTCTCACCAGAAGAGTTTGTAGGTGCTGCCTCTCTTATATCTCTTATCTTTTTAATAATTCTTTCGATGTCCATTACAGGGAATGCAATTGAGATAAACACTCAGGATCTTCTTTAATATTACTTATTTCAGTTTTTGGATACTCTGGTATTCTACCTAAAAAAACTAAAAAACTTTTAATACTAGGCCAGAGATCTTTCTCTAAATTATAAAACAGTATAGGAACTGCAGCATCATTGAACACATTAAACAAAACTGTTAAATGATTAAGTATCAAATGAACCTTAAGTTCACCATTATTTTGATACCTTTTTAACAATCGTTTAATATATTTAATCCGTTTCAAATCATCCTCAAAGTCTTCCTTTGTGACAGATTGTGGATTATCGTAGAATTTTATAGCAAAGAGCAAATAGTTACTCTCATTCAATTCATCAAACTTCATACCATATTATGCAAATGGGTTTCCATCGTAGATTGGTGTATTACCAGTCTGAATTCCAGACATCGCAACCAATATTTCTTTTTTAACTCTCATATTTCCTTCATTATCAGTGTAAGTTGTAACACCTACCCATCCTGCTCCTGTTTCGAAAGCAGTTGTGTTGGAAGATTGAGCACCAGCAGTAGCAACACCGACTGTTTGTGTTTCATCTGTGCTAACTTCTGCTCCAAAAACTTCAATAACAGATCCAGTTATAGCACCTCTCTTTATGATGACTGTTGCACCAAGAGGATTTGCATCAATTGCTTGTGAAAGATTGCTATTTAATGTAAGAATGCGTGTATCTTTACCACTTATCACAGCAGGTGTCACTGTTCCAATACCAATTGAGTTAGTTCCAATTGTAAATGTATCTCCAGGTTGAATATCTGCTAGATGTGCTCCTGCAGCTCCACCATCAAGAATTGAACGAGCTGGTGCTTCTTCCACATTAACTACTGAAACAGATGTTGTATATGCTGCACCATCAGTTTTATATGCACTATGTGTTGATGGTAAACCATTCTTAAGAGTTACTTTATTAGTAGCAACAGCAAAAACCTCACCAAATTGTAATCTTGGAATCACCGTTCCATGTTCTACAACAACAAGGTCTCCAACAGCAATACCTGCACCTGTTGTTGCTCCAGTGGTTGTGATTTCAGTTCCAGCAATTGCTACGTTTCCGTTTATAGTTGTGGCAAGTTTAAGATCACCCTTTTGTGCATCTCCTCTACTAAATTTGTTAAATGCAGCATCAGTCACAGTGGACTTAGGAGATTGTGTTATCTGGTAATTTACACCTGTGATATCTTTTGGAGTCACACCTGCAATTGAATCAATTACAACTGATTGAGTTCCTCCAATAGCTACGATTGTTGCTTCTCCAAAATAACCAGAAGGTCCTCCTAAAGGTTGACCAAATCTGATGATATCACCAGTGGCACCACAACCGACTGATCCAAATGTTGTTCCACTTCCAATCACAGTAAGGTTTGCATGGTTTACCGTTACTGTTCCATCTGAAAGTTTATTATCATTGTTTCCCCAAAGAGACATTGTTTTCCCCGAATTAATCTTTTTCTAAAGATATTTATAAACTTAAGAACCTAGTAGAGCCTTCTCTAGTGCCTCCACTAGTTGATCATCTACTTTGTTGCCTGATTTGGCAGCAGCCTTCTTAAGAAGTGCAATAACGAACACCTTGATTTTTTCCTCTAGGTCTTCTGGAATTTTATCTACTGCTTTATCTATAATGTTTATAGCAATAGGTAGTAAAAATTTAGTCATAATTAATTAGTATACTATATTATATAGCGACTAATCGTAAACTTTTTTACCACCCTTAATTCTACCTGCTCCTTTCTTGTCATAGAACTTAATTCCCTTGCCTTTTTTATCTTGATAGGCAGATGCTGCTGCCATTTCTCTACTCTTTTCTTTGTTTGATTTCATTCTTTCTGAAGATTGTTTTGCTCTGCTAATGAAATGTTGATATGATACTTGCTCATTCATCTTCTTCGTCTTTTTCTTCATTGAATTGATGAACTTTCTGTAGACTGCTGCTTCTGATGACTTACCCATTTCCCTTGCTCTTTGTTCCATAGCAACTGCTGCTTGAATTTTATGAGCATGAGATCTTGAAGAACTACGTATTTTCGAGACAGACTCTTTAGCAGTAGCCACGTTCTTAAAACCAAGTCCATGAATAGTTCCTTTAGGATTTTCATCAGTGTATAAATCAGAGTGTTTTTTTGATCCTGCTGGTTGCCCTTTCTTACGAGGGATGCGAGGATTTGATTCCTCTTCTATTTTTTTCTCAAGAGTATCTGCTTGTTTTGCATGACTCTTAACAGATTTTCTTAGTTGTTTAACAATTTTTTTAATCTGCCTATCCTCTTTTATTTTTTTCTTCTCAGGAAGACCTTTGTGTTTTGTAGATGCAAACTTTTTAACGTCACCCTTCTTCATATCTGCTGCAGCCTTTGCAGTCTCAGGTGTGGTTGGAGCTTGCTCTCCTTTTTGTATGGCACGAACAATTCCAAAAAACTTTTGTTGTTTCTTAGATAATGCTGGCATTATAATTCACCCTTTTTAATCTTTGCTTTTACAATGTCCATAGCAGTAGCACCTTTACCATACTTCTTCTCTGTTTGTTTCTGAAGAACAGTTTTACCTTTTTGCTTTCTGATTTCTTTACTTACTGGATACTTAGTTGCATCCATTTTCTTTGGTGAACTGATGTCAATACCTCTCTCAGCAGCACGATCTTTAATCTGATCGTATCCTTCCTCTCCTAAATTAGAGTTTTTTTTTACTATTGAGTTTAAAGAATCCAATGCTGACTGAACTGTTGGATCAACTTCTTCAGCCTTATATCCTTTATGATGCATTCTTACTCCAGCTTCATTTGTATAGGTTTCTCTTTCCATGTTACCACCCATCTCACCACGTCTTCTCTTTGCATTCCTATCTGCTGCTCTCCTTGCTGCTGCCTTTCTTGCTTTTTCATATGCAGTCATTGCTTCATCCATATCCTCTTCTTTTAATCCTTTCTTGATACCCTTCATCGCACCTTGACCTGCACCTTTTATTGCACCACCAACTGCACCAGCAGTTCCACGAAGTGCTGCCATACCAACTTTCTTACCAACTTTTTTAACTTTCTTAACTGCTGCTTTAGTTACTTTGTCATCAAACTTGTTAAATTTCTTGACACCAGTCTCTACACCTTTTGCTACATTAACTAACATTCCCTCATCAACTAAATCATCATCAATTTCTTTTGATGCCATAATTTCTTTCCCTGCACCAGAAGATACTGCCTGAATCTTTTTACGCAATACCATTTTTTTAATCTGGTTTGCTTTCTTCTCTTGAGTTTCAATTGACTTATCAGGTTTTTCTTCATCACCAGAACCATACATCTCAATTAACTCACCATTTAATTTGAATGACATATTCAAACCTTTTGCTCTCAACTTGTTTTTCATTAAGTTAACAAGTGTAGGCATTGATCTTGGATCATCCTTTTCACTATCAGGTTTCATTGTCTTCAATGCATCAAAACTGCCTTCATCTTCTTCCTTTTTCTCATCCTTTTTCATTTCCTCTTTCATATCAGGATTGACCTTGATTTTATTTTTACCTTTCATCACATCAATTTTTTTAGTGTTCGCATCAACCTTATCTGTTTCTGCGACTTCACCAATGAACTCTTCCTTTGTCATTGCCTTACCAATTGCCTTACGACGATTCATTAGATAAGAATCTGTTTTATCTTTTTTACCATCATTATTGACATCACCGTCTTCTTTTCCAACTGGATCTAAACCTTTACCTGATTTTGTTTTTGCAGTTTGTTCTCCTTTTTTCTTCTCACCCTCATAAGGACTTCCATATCCAGTCATTTCAACAGACTCAATATTAGGATTTTTTCTCAATTCAGCGATCTTTGCACGATCTGCCATACGAACATATGACTTACCACTCTTCTTATCTTTAACACGAACCTTATACTTTCCACCTTCAGATTCTTCTTTTATCTCATCTTCATGTGGAATTGTATTACCATCTTTATCTTTCTGATGATGTTCTACAAAAGCCTTATTAACTAACTTTGAAATACTATTTGACACATCGATAAAATCATACTCTTCACCAATTAACATTTTTTTAGCTAATGCTTTTACATTACCAGGTGCAGGGGATTTTCCAAGTTGAGACAAGTATGCCCTCTTCAAAGTAACAGGATCTGACTTCTGACCATCCTTGAAACCTTGCTTAACTTTATATCTTACATCATACGCAAGTTGACGTGCTGATTTACGAATTTTATCTGCAGCACCAACACCCGCTTGTGGCGCCTTAGCAGCATCTTCAGATATTATGTTACCCATTTTTCGTGTCAATTTTCTTTTTTCTATATTTATTTATGAAATGTTTTCCGTAGGATGAACCAGGAACCATCGTCTCTACGTATTTACGATGAGAATCTGTGCCGACCAATCTTTGATCTGGTGGAACTCCTCCAACATCAGATCCATTTACAACTGCTTCAGATACATCTTTAATCCATGATTTAAACATTATTTTATCCTCAGTAACACATATCAAATAACTTGTTCCTCTACGAATAATTTTACCAATTAAACCAGTGTTTACATTCTCTACAATTTGTCCCATCTTAAATATCTTTTTGTTTATATAATTTTCTCTTAAATTTTTCCAATCAAACTTAGGTGCTATCTGCCATAAGTTCCATCCTTCCTCAATCTTCATTCCAGCACGAACATTTTGGAATAATTGTTTTGCCATCTCACGATTCATAGAAGATGGAACACCTTGTAAAAAACCTTTCAAATCATTATCTGCTGCATACTTCCTTTGCTTTGATGCAGACATTCCCTCTACTCCTTCACCATCAGCATCACGATCTCCAGCAGAACGAACTTCAATTTTATCAAAATCATAAAGTTTTTTATTATAAGTTCCAGTTAATTTCTCAAACTCTCCAACACGATCACTACCACCAACAATTCTAACATTTGCATATCCATCAGCATGTGCTTTTTTCATTACATCAAATATGGTTCTATTCGCAGGGTCATTAACAATCTTTCCACTATGACTTGGAAACATTTGTTTCATAACTTCAACTTTACTATCAGCATCTAATGGATTCTTTTTCTTATCCTGACTACGTGAGGGCACGATTACATAATCACCATCATCAGAAGATGTTGCAACAGTATCCAAAAGTTTTTGATGTCCTGTAGTTGGTGGATTAAATCTACCAAATGCAATTGTCAAAGTTCCTTTTGTTTTCTCCACCTCTGGTGGAATCATCTCAATTGGTTTTTCTGCCTGTGATGTAGGTTCTGCTTTTGCTGCAGATGAAGATGTTGTTTGTGATAATTTCTTTTCTTTATCTGATTGTGGTGGATCTTGCTTACCTATTTTCTGTCTTTTATTATAAAACTTTAACTGTCCTTTCTCTGTTTTTGCTACAAATTCTCCCTTCTTATCATACCACCCTCCATGACCATCAGTCTTTAAACCCATACGTGTGGCTTGTTGAACTGCCTGTGATTCAGTGAAAAATTGGAAAAATGATTTCATTTATAAAGTTTGGGTGTTACTTTCCTTTCGTTGGCGATAAGATAGTTAATGAGATTTTGCCTCATAATAATATATTTATCCTGATTACGTTTACGTTTTTCAGAAGTAATCGTTTTATCAATGGTCATGAAACAATGATGTAGAAAATCATTAAAGATTTGTTTTCGATTCTTTGACCGAGGTTCAAAGGATTGAATTAGTTGTTCGATAGTTTTATTCATTAGTATATTTTTAAAAAAGGACCATTATTTGGAGAAAATTCTTTTTTAGCACCATAGTAGAGAACTCTACACCACTCTTTAAGTTTACCTTTTGATGCTATTTCTGACCATATATGTGCCCATTCCATTGAAATTAATTTAGAAGAGAACCTACCTGCAGAACTTCTATCCTTACTGTCAGTTTCATATTCAATTGATTTGTTTAATATTTGCTCAAAAGTATCTCCTATTTTAACATTATTTTCATATACAGCAACATCACCAAAATCTATCTTGTAACTAGAATCCTTTAACTTATTAAATAAATCAATCCAATATTTTTTATCATTATCTTTCCATTGACCAACTGAAGGGATGTGTGGATGTCTAGAGGCAGATGGAGGTCTTTCTAAACTGTTACTCCCTAAAAAATCATCCAAGGCAATACTAGAAACTTTACCAAGTTTAGCACCAGCATCTCTACCTTTGGGAGTAAGATCAGTCTGACTTACATTTCTTGCTTTCGAATATTGGAAACTACGTGTCTGACCATGTATATCTGCACCAGATTCTGTCTTTAAATCAAATCCAAGTTCTCCTGTATCAAATAAGTAATTTGCTTTTTTACCTAATGTAAGTGTGCATTTTAGAGATCCATCAATGGGTTCAATATTAATACGAGTAGACTTATCATCTCTCATATTTGCAAGTTCCATATTTGCTTTTCTCTTATTTAATTTAATTGCCTTCAAAGAAATTCCAATTAAAATTTTATCTTTTAATGCTTCTCTCATGTAAGCATTTAAAATAAGAAGATTGGCATCCTTAGTCATACCTTTCATATTTGTTAACTCACGAATAGTTCCCTCTACTGTTTTTCTCATACTTTTCTTAACCATCACAATATCCATTGGATCCCATCTATCTTTAACTGCTACACCACAGTCAGATTTTGCTATGTTTTCAATAAAAGGCATGATACCATTATCTCTGGAATATTCATATCCTTTCTCACCTTTAATATATTCTTTTACAGCATTTGCTTGCTTCTCATAAGTTCTTCTCCAAAATTGATTATACCCGTCATATATTTTTATCATTTCTGCATAAGTAGGTTCTCTATTATTTTCAATTACATGCTGTAAATAAAATCTAGAACCATTTTCTTGCTTTGCTGTTTCAACTGCACTTGTAGCCATTAGTTCACCAATCCTTTACTGAAAAAATGTTCCCAGTTCTCATCATGAACTATTGATTTTTTAGCACCCAACTCAATAAGAACTTTAGCAGGTGCAGATTTAGCTCCTGCCTGACCATATTGAAGTCTTATCTTTTTTCCACCAACATTTTGCTTTGTCCATTCATACGAAACTCTAATTTTAAACATACTTTTATTTTTATCCCTTTCCACTATTTCCATTCCACCAGGATTTGGATAAATTGGTAAGATAAAAATAGTGCCAGGAGTAGCTTGTTTTGGATTTTCATTTGCAACCCATTTAGGATATAGTTTTACTCCACTGTTTTTTAATTTTTTAAATTGATCTTGAGTAATTTCTCTGAGTTCATCTTTATTCATTTCAAGCAATTGTATTTTACCTTGATATGCGGTTGAAGAACCAAACAATCTTTTTTCAAGAATACCCCAGAAATGATCACTCAATTTAATATTTTCCTTTGCAGGAATTCCGTCACCAACTAATCTCCATATAGCATTTATTGCATCTTTACTTGTTTCTTCATGCCCTTTTTTAGTAGTGATACTTTTTAAATATTTTTTTCCTTCAGTAACTCTGGAAGATGGTAACAAACCTTCAAACATTTCAAATATTTCTGGCATAGAATTATAAATTCCTCCACCATGTATACTAACACTATCAGATTTTAAAGAAAAATTCAGTTCACTTTTAAGAATTCTCTTTCCATCAGCAAGAATTTGTATTGTAACGTCTTGTTTTATCTCTCCTCCACTCGTCTCACCAGCAATACCATCAGCATCTACTGTCCATTTGACAACATCATTTTTACTATTCGTTAAATACTTTCGTTTCGCATTCCTTAGATCTCTAAAAAATGATGTTTGGTTATTGTTTATCAAAAACAACATCTTTTTTTTAATATCATAATACTTATCATCTTTTACTTTACCTTTCTTTTTTTCATCTTCAAGTAATTTTCTTAAATTAGGACCATAATACGCACCAGTTTCTGCTTCCTTGACTCTAACTTTTAATTCAACTTGTGAAAAATCTAAAAAACCTTTGACACCAGTAGACTCAAAATAATCATTAGAATCTTTTAATACTTTAGAAATAATATTATATTTTTCCGACTCCTTTATCATATTCTTTGCTTGTTTTCCTTTCACTATGCTAATTGGTTTGAAATGTTTTTTAGCAGGTTTAGAATTAGCAGGAAAAGTATTATTATAGTCAACTGATTTTTTAGTATCATCTATTAACTTACCCAAAGTAGTATCAATTCTTAAATCATCAATAAAATTTTCAACTGCTTTTTTATCACTTCCGTTCGCAGGATCAACAAGGTATGCAGCACAGTACATCGCAAAGATGCCCTCCATTACACTTCCTTGTTTGATCGTAGACATACTACTTACTTTTTGAAGTATTTATTTATGATGTCTATCTGGTCTTGATACTTGGCAATTATATTTAATTCAGTTTCGATTGCTTCTGTAATATCAGAATGCTCACCGATACCTGCAGGGTTAGTTAAATAAACCTCTACATTTGCAACGTGTTTTTGAATGTCTCCATTCGCATGAGCAAGAAGTGCTCTAATTAATTGTTCTCTCATAGGTCTCCCTCCTTACGATTTTCTGAATAGTGGACATCAAAATCTCCACCAGGATATCTCTTCTTTAATTTATCTACATTACCTGCTACAACTTCTTCAATTGAAACATCTAATGCTTTACATGCTTGCATCACATACCACATAACGTCACCCAACTCAATAATAAGATGCTTTCGATTATGCTCATCCCAAGGTTTACCTTGGAAAACCATCTTCTTGACGATCTCCATAAACTCACCACCTTCAGCACTAATCCCAACAGCAGCAGTAAGAAGCCGCTGAATATTGGCACCCTTTCTGTCAAGGGAACTAATACTCTCAATAAAGCATTGATAATCCTTACTGGAATCGGATGTGACACCATCCACGAATACAGCATACTTAGTAAAGTCAACTTTTTTAGTCATTAAAATTTAAATTCTGCGAATGATTTTTTAGGTTTAATATCCCCATTATACTCTTCTTCGTTACCATTGTCAAGAATATCCTCTTGTGCTTTTTGCTCACAGTCATATAACCTCATCTTTGCACGATCTATTCCTATAACAAACCTCTTAAATATTGTAGGATCGTTATAACGATTCTTAAGTTGTTTAACCATTATTTGATTTAACCCCTCAAGCTCCTCCGTAGATATAAGAGCAAACATAAGATCAGCAGTGGCAGGGAGACCGAAGGACTCAGATGTGTCAGTAAGATCAACATCACTACTAGCAAAACCAGAACGAGTCGTCTGAGTAGCGGAGACGATAGGTAAATTAGCCTCAACTGCAAGCCCACGGAGTTCTTCCGCAAT